TAGTAAATCTTCGTTAATCTTACCGTTCTTGCTCATCACAAATACTTCTTTTGTACGATCATAAACCAATTTGGCGTGTTGGTCTATATCAATACCTCTAGCAGAAAGGATAGAAGCATCTACTAAATCTGGGTTAGTCTGAATTGCTTTTTTAATTTCTAGAATTGCTGCTGCTTCTTTTTTATGTAGATTAGCAACTGCGACTTTACCCAGTTCATCATTTGAAATATAAGATATACGTAGTAACCAAGATACTAAAGTGGCCTCATCTTGACCATCTAGACGGACATTCTTAAATCCAACCTGTCCAGCTTGTCTTGTATATTTCTTCTTGGGTCCTTCAATACGCACTGCTGCTGTACGAGAATTTACTTGGCGCACTGTATCTACAGCACTAGATAAGAAATCTCCACCTGTAGCAAAGTTAAATCCACCTTCAGATATAACGGACAAAACATCTTCATAGTTACCATAAACAATTTGTTCGCCTAGTAATTCAATTCCAAGATCATCTAATTTACCTAAACCGGCGGCATCTAAATAACGATTAACTCTACCCTCGGATAACGCAGTAGCAAGAATCTTTCTAGTTTGCTCTACTAGGCCACCCTCTGTTTTAGAACGTAATTGTGCAATCTCTGTTTTAGCAGAGGCAATTGCAACAGGGTCATTGCTAGTCTTAGTTAATTTGTATAAATCTGAAATCTTTTTCTTAGATGCTATTATCTCTTCATCTAGTTTAGCAATTTGAGTTGAGTATTTAGCAGACTCATCTTTATTAACAATACGCATAATGGCACCTAATGGACTATCTGCCATTGTATCTACATTTAAAAGATCTCTTACCTTTGCTTCTTTTGCAGGCATTGCAGTCAAGACTCTAGTATTTAATCTACGGCCAGTTGCAATACCCCAAGGAGTACTACCAATTGCTAAGTTAACCATTAAGTCTTCTGTTGCATTACGAAGAGCATAACGAGGACCAGCTAATGTTAAGAAGGACCAGTATCCTGTTGCCTTTTCTAAAAAGGCACTGTTAGCAACTGGACCAATTAACTTTTGTCCAATTGTGCTACGAGCAGTTAGTCTATCTAAATCTACTAGGTTAGGTACAGTTACTTTTGAATTAAAGTCTGTAGCAAATGCACCGATGTCATCAAGTGGATCATCTACACCAAACTTCATTTTACCTTTACCAACCATAGAACGAGCTATATTTCTAGTTGGTTCAGTGGTATTGATACCACGAATATCTGTGATCGTAGACCACAATCCATAAAACATTTCTTTGCGTTTACCAATTTCTGGTGTATTAGCAAATGCTTCTGATATTAATTTAGATTCTCTTTGTGGTAATACAAGACGAGCCAAACGATACATTTGATCTGGTGCATCTTTAGCGATAACATCTAGTTCATTATCTTTGAACATAGGAGCAATACTTACTTTACGCTTTAGATTATCAATACGAACATTAATATCTGCTGTTGAAAATCTAACTGAACCAAACTTCTTAGACTTATTAAGAGCTTGTACAGATTGTACTATCTGCTCTTTGCCTTCTATAAGGGCCTTATAAATACCAACATCTGTAGCATCTTCGCCAAAGAACTGTGCGTTAACTAACTCATTTCCAATTTTATCAATATTAAATAATTGATTAGCAGTAGTTAATGTTGCCACTCTAAGTTGACGGGCTGGAGTTAAACGAGGTGCAATAACTTTTCTGCGACCATTAGATCCTGCCATCATTTCGCCAGTTTGCTTAGCGTTTAGGAAGAACCCTTTAGCAGTTAATACATCTTCAATAGGCTCATCTGCCTTATTAAAACTTTGAATTACTGCAGGACCAAATTCAGGTGCTAATATAGATAAATCTTTTTTGATCTGGGTAACGGCAATTGTATCTTTAGCATCTTGTGCTTTGCGTAAGTCTTTTAGTTTAGCCCCGTACGCATCCCAGAAATTTTTAGTTGATGGAAGATCAAAGTATTGATTGAACTTAACGCCATCTTTTGCCGCACTTCCAGTGATTACTTCTACTGAGTATTTACGAATATCGTTTAAAGTTTTAACCCTACCTGCAAGAAGTAATGGATCAGCAAATACACGATATGCAGCATCTATTGAACCTGAGATTGCCTTATATGCAAAGCCAGATCCTTCTAAAAATCCAGGCAGTAATAGGTTAGCAATTTGGCGACCAGGAGAATACTTGGATGCTTGGACTGCATCTAATGTATCTTGGAATAATCCTCTAGCATTTTCTTCTTGATCCTTATTATCATAGCCAGGTATGTTGACTCTATTAGGATCAGCAAGCATTAAATATTTTTGTTGTTCTGGTGTAGCAGTCTTGATGATTTCATCAATCTTTTCGCCAGATGCTATACGCATTGCTACATCTACTGCTTCATTACCAAATTTACTACGAGCATCTTCAATACGATTTGGGTTAAACTTCTTATCACCTTTATCGTTTGCTTCTTTCCAAGCAGTTTCTAAATCAACACCTTCTGCTAAAGATATAGCTCCGGTACGATATAAACGAGTAGAAAAATCTGATACATTTTGTAGACCAGCAAGAACTTTACCGCCAAGATTTGCTACTTGACCACCAGTATAATGCCAAGCAGAACCTAACCATCCACGAGATGGTTGAGTCATTGGGTCTTCATTACCCATAACTTTTACTAAAGAGTCTTGTTGAGCAGGAGTATATTTACCTGCTTGACGTTGAGCAAGTTCAGATGGAAGATTAGATAATTCTTTATGAACTGCTAACAGTTTACTTAGACTATCTACCTTGCCTTTTTCTTTATCTGATAAACCTGCTGCATATGCTGCTGCTTTTAAGTTTTCAGACACTATTGACCTCTTGCTGTAACCTGCTGATAAAGAATTGCTACTTCACCACTTTGGTCGTAGGGAATCATATCGGCTAAAATATCTGATAATTTTCTTTCAGCAAATTTAGATTGCATCATTAAAACTTCTGGACCAGCACCATCACCAGGTAATACACCGGTAGTAACCGGTTCATCTCTGCGTTGGCTTGGTGCAAATAATGGAGTTACTGGTTCTTGCGCTACTGGATTAGCAGGTCTTCCACCTACGTTATCTGCAATACCACGAGTAGTTGCTTTAGGTGCTGCAGTATTAAGCATTGCAGTCTCTTGTCCTTCACCATATGAAGTTGATCCTAAAGACATATCTGTTCTCTTGGAGAATTTACCAGGGCCTGATGCTCCTGCTAATGGACCTCTTGCCATTATTCCTCCTTTAAAGTTTCTAAATCTTGTGCGAAGTCTTGCCAGACCTTCGTCTCATAAGTTTTTTGGTTTGAATGATAGATAGCTAATTGGTGCAGATCATCTGCAAGTGCTTCTATTACTGATGTTAAGTTTAAAAAGAATCCTGATACTATTACTAAATAATCAGACAAGCGCACTGGGCGATTAAGATTATTATCTTGGTTCACCCAGTGCTCCTATCACTAAATAATTTAACCCTTTTTTGCTGATGGGCCTTTACGACCTGCTGGTGTGTATCCGAAGAATACTTTTCCAGTTGTTGGTGCTGGTGCGTTCTTTGGCTCTACAGGCTTTGCTTCAACTGCCTTAGCTCTTGATCCTTTGTTCATTTATTCACCTCCCTTATTATGCTGCGCCGCCGATAGAGGCGAGTAGTTGTGCGATATCTGGTTGAGGTTGACCAGCAGCAGGGGCCGCTCCGCTTTGTTGTTCTGGAGTTGGCTGCGAGGCAGGGGCGGGGGCCACTCCTGCTACTGGAACTTGTTGTTCTGGCATTACTGGTGCTGGAGCCACTGGCTCTGGAGCAAATGCCTTAGCAATAATTGTTTCTAGTTGTAATCCTTTTTGTCTGCCCGCAATGACATCAGCGATTCTAGTAATAACCTGAGATGGGTCTTGACCTTGCGAGGCAAGAGCCGGTATAGCTTGAGCATACTGGGCAACAGCAACACGAAGAGAATCACGCATTTCTTCAATGTCCACCCTTTGTTCTTCTTGCGTAACATTTAACTCCATAGGGATTTCTCGGCGTACATAATCTCTTGATACTAATTTGTCGCTACGCATTTGTAGTAATGCAATGATGGCTCGGTTAGGATCCATACCAGACATAATGCCGTAACGTACATCTACACCATACTCGCCTTTAATATCACGAGATGGAATATATTTAAGTGTATAAGGTGTACCGTCATCGGTTCCCTTAATTTGCTTAGTTACATTACCAAAGATCTTCTCATCTACTTCAAAGCATAGAGATACCATTTCAGTAAACAAGCGAGCAAACTGTGCTTGCGCTGCTTTAACCTGTGTATCAAATCCAGCTTGTAGTGCTTGCACACCACGACCAGTTACAACAGAGGCATCAATATTACCTGAGCGAGTTTCTGGATAACGAGCACCCATACGAAGTTCACGCTCTAATACACCAGACTCTGTAAATACACCTGCTGGTAGTTCTAGT